CACTATGGGATGGTACTCAAAAGTCGATATGGAAACGGGCGTAGCCGAAGAAAGTAAAGTACGGGCCGCCGCAACGGAAACTAAAGAATTCTGGGATGGAATAATTGATCATCCAAAATTTACAAAATATGTAGAAGAAAAGTACGCCATGGGCTCCAGATTACTCCAATCCATAGATGCCGATGAGTGAACAAACTATGTCCGATGTCTTTTATATAAAGACTAAAGATGAAACAACATTTGCAATATATGACTTGACTCTATCTGATGGGTGCGATATAATATCTTTTGGTTATAATTTTATTGATGAAAATCCACTAGACAAGTCTCATTATGATAAAGAGGTTTGTACAATTGTGGAAAAACAAGTGGATAAAGCTATTAAATCGGAAATAGATAATGCAGAAAAAAGGGAAAATACGTGAATATAGAAGCCACTATAATATCTAATCTCCTCCATAATGAGGAGTATGCACGAAAGGTAATTGTATTTTTAAAGGATGAGTATTTTATGGATGCTTCAGAGAAGGTGGTATTCTCGGAGATACATAAATTCTGGACAAAATATAATGATGTTCCTTCAAAAGAAGCACTTCAGATTGCTGTGGATGAGAAAGATGATATTAGTTCTACGATATATGAAGAAGTGGAAGCATTAATCAAGTCTCTTGGAAAGACAGATAATAATGCCGATTGGCTCCTGGACGAAACAGAAAAGTTCTGTAAAGATAAAGCGGTCTATAATGCTATTATGGAGTCAATAGAAATTATTGACGGAAAGCATAAGAAGAAAAAAAACGATGGGATTCCCGACTTATTGTCCGATGCTCTATCAGTATCATTTGATACTCATATCGGACACGATTTCTTAGAAGATTCGGATGATCGGTTTGAATTCTATCACTCAACAGAAGAGAGGATTCCATTTGATATTGAATATCTGAACAAGATTACAAAGGGTGGAGTTACTCGCAAATCACTAAACATTCTTATGGCTGGCACAGGTGTCGGTAAGACTATTGGTATGTGTCATATGGCAGCCGCTAATTTGACATTAGGTAAGAATGTTTTGTATGTTACAATGGAAATGGCTGAGGAACGTATTGCTGAAAGAATAGATGCCAACTTACTTGATATTGAAGTGAATCGCCTGAAAGATTTAACCAAGGTGATGTACGACAAGAAGATGGAGCAACTTAAACAGAAAGTCAAAGGGAAGATAATCATTAAAGAATTCCCTACATCACAAGCACACGCAGGTCATTTCAGACACCTGTTAAACGAATTATCGTTAAAGAAAGATTTCAAACCAGATATTATCTATATTGATTATTTGAATATCTGTGCATCTCAAAGATTAACAGGATCAAATTCTGTTAATTCATACACTTATGTCAAAGCAATAGCAGAAGAACTTAGAGGTCTGGCAGTTGAATTTAACGTGCCCATTTGGTCTGCCACACAGACCACACGTTCAGGTTTCGGTAGTTCAGATGTAGGATTAGAAGATACTTCCGAATCATTTGGTTTGCCGGCAACTGCGGATCTCTTTCTTGCTATTATCCAGACAGAAGAATTAGAAGGACTGAATCAGATTATGGTAAAACAATTGAAAAATCGATACAATGATGTCGCTATATTCAGACGATTTGTTATCGGTATCGACAAAGCGAAGATGAAATGGTATGACGCCGAGCAATCTGCCCAAGAGGACATCATCGGAACTACTTCTTCTGGACCTACTCCTCCATCAAATGAATCTCAATTTTCCGGAGCTAATAAAAAGAAGGCTTTCAAGGAATTTAAAATGTAACGTCCGATTCTTATAAATATGTAGAGTTAGATTATATTAATTTATAGGAAATTATGAAGAAATTTGCCAGTTATATAAAAGCTCCTCTCACTCTTGAAGAGAACATAAAGGAGCTTGTAAAATTAAAGACAGCCAAAGAAGGCCCGGTAGAATTTACTTTTGCCAGCAACGAAACGATTTCAAATGATATACCCGGACTTTTTGGATTTTCACCCAAAGGTAATGGTTTTAGTGTAAAAAAAGATTGTGGAGTTGTTCAATCAAATCCAGAAATTTACGGGGAAGGACAAGATAATCCAGATAGGCCTAAATTATATGGATGTCAGGGTCCATTGGGACCCACTCCTCAGCAAGCTCTTAATGGCGCGGGCTATATAGCTTTTCCATATTCAGGAACCACTTTTAGTAAAGGCACGACAACTTGGGTTATAGCAAAACAGTTTTTTGGAAAATGGCTAGGAACACATTTTGTCAATAAGTACAATCCAAATAATTCACTTGAAACCAAATGGCTGACACCAAAGAAAATGGGTGTAGCTACCGGTTCGCATTTGAAGCCGAAAGAAATAATCCGCAACGTTACTCAAAAAATTGATGATCACAAATTATTAACAAATGAAGTCAAGGAAAAATTAAAATATTGTCTAGAGTTAGTGGATGATGGGAACACGAGTTATTTTAAGAGAGGTAAGAGCCAAGATAAACTTCCAGATAAACATAAAACATCCATTATTAGTTTCAGGACAACTTTGCCAGGAAAGGAATTAACTAGCTCAGAATTAACGACAATCTCTAAGGATTTTGGAGAAATATTATGTGGAATTTGGGCTTGCCGGAACATTGGCTACACGGCCTGTCTATTTCCTTCCGATGAAGGTAAAGCATTAATAGATTTTTATGGAAAATTTCCGGGATGGCCAGATACACCAATTTCAGTAAAATCAGGATCAGGTGCTTCAACTACAATGAAGAATTTAACCGATCCTCTTATAAAATTGCTTAACGCTAGACCCGGAACTGGACAAGGCGACTGGGGAGCTGCCTCTGCGTGGACCAAGAAGGAAATAGATGCAGTTTATCGTTTTATGGTTTTAATTACTTCCACGGATACAATGAGTGGTATTCTACAAATGCACGAAAAATTGGGAACTGGATCATTTAAAGAGTTGGTAGCCGCTACTGGTATATCTAATCCAACTGTAGCATCTCTCGAAACCTGGCTACAAAGTGTTGAATTGATGAAAGATAAGAAGTGGAAAAAAGGAATCAAAAGAGTTCCAAGCAAGGATGCAGTAAAAAAGAAATTAAAAAACTTTTATAAACAGTTAGGATCGGAACCAGAGCCGGCATCGTGGACCAAGTATGAAAATGAATCTCTCAAAAAACAGGTAGGAGTTATTATAGGACCATTGGGAATGGCTCTTATAAAAATCCTGAATGAAGATGAATTTATTAAACATTGCTTGACAAAGGCTGCCCGTACTATTGTACTATTACAAATGAATGTTGATGTAAAAGCAAAAACGATGTCTTTTAGAAGAGGCGCTTTTAAGGACTTTATGTTTAGTTTTAGTTGGGGCGGCGGCACAACCAATCCACATAGAAACAAATTCGGATTTAAAGCAGAGACTTTCAAATAATGAAAAGATTCAATACATATTTAGCGGAAGAAAAACTCAAACATTTAGAGCATTTAGAAGATGCTCTATTTAATCAGGGTTATGGAGGAGCAGAAGAGGCTTTACGAATGCTAGAGGAGATAGTTGCCTCACTTCAAGGCTCTAGTAAAACGAGTGTTAATATACAGAGCAAAGTAGATGGTGCTCCTTCAATCATTGCTGGAACTAATCCAGAAAATGGAAAGTTCTTTGTAGCGACCAAATCCTTATTCAATAAGACTCCTAAAATTAATTATACGGATGCTGATGTTGATGCAAATCACTCCGGTGATTTAGCAACGAAAATGAAATTAGCATTAAAGCATTTCCCAAAATTAGGAATTGATGGTATTATTCAAGGAGATTTTATGTTTGTTCCAGCAGACTTAAAGAAAGAAACCATCGACGGAGAGTCGATGATTACCTTTACTCCTAATACTATCACCTACGCTGTCCCAGATGATCAACCACTAGCTAAGACTATTCAATCGGCTAAAGTTGGAGTTATTTGGCACACATCATACACGGGAGATACTATTGCAGACCTATCCGCAGTATTCTCAGTTAATGTTGGCGCACTAACAAAAACATCGGCTGTATGGGCTGGAGACACAGATTTCAAAGATGTATCTGGTACTGCTACGCTAACGAAAAGTGAGTTATCAGATGTCAATGGAGAAATAAATAAAGCTAGAAACTCCTTAAAGCGACTCAACAAAACCGGTTTGAAAATATTATTTGGAGACTCAAAAGAAGATTCAATATCGTTTAATGTAAATATCTATATTAATGATATGGTTAGTTCAGGAAAGAAATTCTCTAATAAACAGAAAGCAATTGGTTCATTTATTGATTTTATCCGAAAACGTTATCAAGCTAAAGCAGACAAAGTAAAGACTGAAAAAGCGAAAGCAGGAAAATTAGCAAAAGCTGAAGCATTGGTTAAGACATTGAATTCTGATAGAAAGATTGGTGGCACTTTCGCTTATGCGTTAGAATGGCACAATAATGTTGCAGATATAAAACTAACTCTCATTAAGAAAATGGAGCAAGTAAATACTATTCCAGCATTTATGAAAACTGCTACTGGCTATAAAGTTACTGGTCCTGAGGGATTTGTTGCTGTAGATCATATGAGCAATAAAGCAATTAAATTAGTAAATAGATTGGAATTCAGTAGAAATAATTTCAATGCTATTAAGAGTTGGAGTAAATAATGTTTACTTACGATGAATATTTAGAGGAAGCAAAGAGTAAGCCCGTAGTGTTTACATTTGGACGATTTAATCCTGTTACTTCTGGACACGAAATAATGATTAAAGATGTCATTAAGCAGGCTAAGAGTCGTGGTGCCAATCCGTTGATATTTACCAGTCAGACTCAAGATAAGAAAAAGAATCCTCTGTCTTATAAAGACAAGACAAAATTTCTCAAGCATTTTTGGGGTAAGATAATAGTTAAGAATACCAAAATCGTAACGGCGTTCAATGCTCTGGAATGGTTATCTGATAAAGGATATAAAAACGTAACACTGGTTGTCGGCTCCGATAGAGTTGCCAAATTTGAAAAATATATGCGTCCATATGTTAAGAGTTATGGTTTTGATCACTTTGAAGTGGTTCAAGCAGGAGTCACTAGAGGTGCTGGTAATGAAATGAGTGCCTCAAAGATGAGAAAAGCTGCCGCTGATGGAGATTTTGAATCATATAAAGAAGGAATGCCGTCAGGCGCTGATGATACTATTACTAAAACAATATATGATGCTGTAAGAGATGGTCTAGGTATTAAAGAAGAGGCTCTGGAGCTTGGAACAGAACGAACAACGAAAAAATATAAATCAGCTACTCCAGGAGAAGCATTCGGAGAAAGCATTGAAACATTTAAAGAATTTGAAGAGGCGTATGTAAAGCCTCAAAAAATAACACTAAAATCAAATGGTAAATCTTACACTCAAAATGTAAGACTAAGACCAGGTAATACTCATATTGCAATAATACATTGGAAAGAAATAGAAGCAACTAATTTTGCCTCTGGTCATAAGGCTCAGACTGAATTCATTTCGGGTACGCAAAATAGTTTAGAAAAAACAGTAAAACATCATTTGAAAAATCGAGGAAAATTTATTGAGGGCGGAGAAATTCTAAAAATACCAGAAAAATATTTATGAAAACATTTAAACAGCATTTAACCGAAAAAACAGAATATTATCTGGATCCATCTTTTGATAATACTCAAAAGTTTGTTGCGTATGATGGAGCCTCTTGGTATACAGGTAAAGTCGGCGTGAAGGGAGAAAATATGTTTTTAAAGTTCGTGATGACTTCCGGAAAAAACAGTTATTTTGAAAAAGCTAAATTAAAACAGATAACTCCAAAAGAACTTGAAAAGGAAGTTAATATGTCAGGCGGAATAGATTTTAAGAAACTTTATAAAAAATAGGTAAAAATATAAATAGACTATAGACTATGAGTGATGAAATTGTGCATAACTACGTTTATGAAATTTTGTATCATTTTGACTGTGGAAAATGTGGGAAGTGGTGGAGTTATGCGAAAACCCCAGATAATAAAGAAGAAAAGCATAAGCAAGTTTGTAAGCATATGTACTGCCCGCATTGTGGAGAAAATGGGTTATTAAAAATAAAGGAACAGTTTTTCAATAATATATAAGGAGTAAATGAGAAAGCTATTGTTAGTTTTTGTAATGATGGTGACAGGGATGGTTGCTGGGTGTGAAACAGTAAGACAAATTCAAACAGGATGTTATGGATATTGGGAAGAAAAAGATGGTCACAAAAGAGGTACTAGGTGGTCTAATAAAAATTCCAATAGACCTTATAGACAATGTGTAGAAAAAGAAGCTCCACTTAGAAATATAGAAAGTAGTCGGGCGAATTTTTAAACTAAATATAGTAAAAAGGTGATATTATGACTAAAAAAGAATTATTAAAGCGATTGGATGCAGGTCCGGTAAGAGTAAAAATTGATGGAAAACTCCGTCAATTAACACGCAAAGCCGCTAATTCAGAGCAAAAGAAAGCATACAAAGCGTTAGACGAAGGATCTAACATAGGTGTCTGGGATATGGGTTCCGCAGACATAACAACTATTACAGTTAAATCTATCGAATCTATGATTGGATACGGCAGAGATACAGAAAAACCAAGTGAATAAAAGTCTCGGTATGACTACAAATAATTAAAGGGGAAAT